GTTTGGGCTTTTGTTTGGGTGGAGCCATAACCACCACCGTCTTTCGAGCGGCATTATTGTTGTTCTTCTTTCTTGTCATTTGTATTGGATGCCGGAATGACAAACCGGGACTATTCATCTCCTTAAAACGAGCTGGCGGATTCGAGACACTTCGCGACCGAAGTATCCGAAACCTATTATCGCTCAAAACCACAACTTTCTGCAGATGAGCACTCGGGGCGCCGTGTAGTCTCTCGACTTTTTGTTTAGTACGGTGACCGTTTTGGGCCATTACATAAGTGGACCCAATTTGGGTAGCACTTTGAAGAATTTTAAGTTTGTCTAGCCATCCAGTTTTCCGAACGATTTCGAAAATCTCATTCTTCTCAGGGAGATTCCGTAACTCGTAACGGAAAACTTTCCAGAGTTCCGTAGCCTCCTCGAAGCTACATGTAACATTTGTTAACAAATTGAACAATTGTTTGTCAACATTGACGGGATAACCCAACTTACCATCGAACTTAGTGGAGCAGAATTCAAATTCATCAACTTTGACGTCGTTGAACATGGAAACTGTCTTACCTAAACGTTTATACGCTTCGATAGGGTTAGGAAACGACCTTTCAACAGAGTCGTCGCCCATAGCAATGACTTCTGGGTCAAAACCATGAGCCATAGCTAACATGTAATGATTCATACATCGCATGTTGCTATTAGAAGAGGAAGTATTATACCATCCTGAAGGCATAATACCCGGGTGTAACTGTTCGTGCATAGTCCCGTCACTTAACACAAACACTTTCCTAGCCATACAATGGAAATGTGCTCTGAGAACTCTCTCAAAGACAGTCCCTTCAGCATTAGCTAGATCAATCCTTCTTTGACAATCCATATCAAAGTCGAATTGTTGGACAGACCAGTCCCACCCTTTTACATCGGCTTCTGCTAAGGAAGCGTTAGCGAAATGTTGTTTTACATAGACATTAATGTCATGCAAACCCTCATCATGCAAACCCAACCCCGGCTTGACCGGTATGTCAGCTTGGTGCAGAATCTCCGTATTGTTTTGCAATGAACAAAGCAATTTTGCAATCACATTGTCTATAAGCGAAACTGAACAGATAAGGCGCACTCGGCCCTCCTCTAATTTGGTGACTTTGTGAGGCTCTGATTTAACAAAGACTTTCACAGGGTCCACCACTCCCATTTTAACTAATTCTGTCGGCATATAATCTTTATTAGTATCAAGATCATATAAAAGATGAAGACGCGCTAGAACAGCATCCACGATTACCATCTCGTGGTGCTCTAGCACGTCTTTGTTGGACACACCTAAAGCATTGAGAGGAAATCCTGGAGAGGATTCCCTGACAATGCTGGTGCTGAGGAGAGCACGTAATCCAA